ACCTGAATTTTGGGGACTCGGCACAGCTCGTACTACAACAAGTGCAGGTAGTGCAGCAGACACTGTAAGTGTTGGTTCTATATACGGAGGACTTAGAGAAAACTCACCAGATCACGAAGATATTGTCAAGAGAATGGAACGCATGCGGATGGAAGAAAATATAGCAGCACAAACAGCTAGTGCATTCATGGAGAAAGCTGGCATTGAAGCTGACGCAACAAAGGATATTGCAAAGTTTGAATCGAAAGCTGCTAAGGATCAAGCAGATGCAACCAAAAAGGGTAGTATCTTTAGTGCAATAGGAAGCATCGCTTCTGCAGCAGCGCCATTACTTATAGCGTCAGACGAAGATACTAAACATACAATCGATAAGTTAGAAAACGCATGTGAAACACTGCGTCAATTAAAGCCTGTCACCTTCTTCTACAAAGAAGAGTACAGCCAACATCCAGAGCGTATGCACTATGGATTTATTGCACAGGAATATCAGAAGGTAATGCCTGATGCAACCTATACAGATTCAACGACTGGCAAGCTTTGCATTGATCCTGTTGAACTGATCGGATTACTTGTACGTGCAAATCAAGAGCTAGAAGTACGTGTTACGCGGATGGAAGCAAAACAAGCATTAGCAACTGTGTAAAATAGTAAAAGATATTGCGTTAGAGAACGATGTTGGGAGCTTTACTTAAAGGTGCACAAGCAGCAAATGCAGCTTCTAAAGTTGGACTTGGTGGACGCTTACTACAAGGTGCAGGACTTGTAAGCGCAGGAAGTCTAGCTGCAGGTGTAGGTATCCCAGTATATGATGACCTTTCTCAATGGTCAAAGAAAAGGCGAAAAGAAATAAATAATATGTCGAACATGGAGTTCGAAGATTTCCAGCCTAATTCGCTTGACAGAACCTTTTTGGGTATAAAGGATGTAGAAAATTCAGCAAAACTAAGGAATGAATATATAACAAATAAAACAATGGCAGATTCAGATATTCTGGCTGCACAGAGTTTATTAAATGACGTTGGCAGTGAACTTATAGTAAAACCAGGTCAAACAGTATCACAAGTATTATCAGCTAATTCGACAGCTCTAAAAGATGCTAGAGACAAGAGAACGAGACACAATATACGTTTAACAGACAGTGCAAAGTTTGGTACAGACAGTGCAATTGAAGAAAGAAGGGTACGTGATCAAGATAGGCTGGATCTCCTGACACAGCAGTCAAACAATTTAGAATACCAACGGTCACGTGATCGTAGAGCTGATATGCAGTACAACGAAAGTCTTGAACGGCTTGATCGCAAAGATCGTAGGACTGCTATCTCAAGTGCAACAGCAGGTCTTGCTGCATTAGCTGCTGCGTTTGCTATTTAATTAAAGCTGTCGAATAAGGCTATTTAAATAAGCTGTTTCTGACGCATCGTATTGATCACTAGGACCAATCCATGGTGAAATGTTACCAATACGTTTAGCATGGCTTAAGAATATCGCATCTTGTGTTGCTTCATTAAATGGTGTGTCCATTGGCAATCCCATCTTTGTGACCTCCTCTTTAAGAGTAGGACCAATAAACTGATAACGTCCTACGGCATGTAAACCATCATTATCACGCCATTGCTGATCAGTGATTGAATAATCATCGTAACCCGACTGCCGTTGAAGTACTTCTCCAAGGGTCATACTTGTTAAAGACTTACCAAACTTCTCTTTGTGCGATCCATATTTACCTAATATTTCTCGACCACCCTTTGCACCACCTTGATTAAATGCATCGTATCCCCAGTCTCCTGATTCTGGACCAGCGATTTTATCAGCAAGAATTTTAGAATTACCTGTCAATGCAGAGCCTTTTTGGGTACTTACAGGTAACGATGTTGTAGAAGTAGAAGACTCTGTCGATGGCTCTGACTTCGTACCATAACCTTCCTTCATACGAGTTTCGATTTCAGCTCTTCGTTTATTAATTAAAGCTGTCTGATTGTTGTAGTAAGTATCATCACCACCAAGTTCTCGCTTCTTTCGTTTCTCCTCTCCAAACAGTGCTCCAGCCTCAGTAGCCATCTGTCCTGCTACAGCAAGTGCTCCAGCCTTACGTTTAGCTGATTTAAGCTTCGATGCAGAATCAATTTGCATCTTCTTGGCTTTTACATCTGCGTCAGCAGTAAGACGTGTTGCAGCTACCTCAGCCTGGTTTTTAATAGTAGCTAGCTTTTCTTTCTTCTTCAACTCTGCATTCGTCAGAGCAATTTCACCCATGTTCGGTGAGTTTCTACGTGCTGCTAAGAATGCACGAAGAGTATCGTCAGCAACTGCCTTCCCAGCCTGTGAGTAATTACCTTGTGCACCGATACCTTGAAACTTGATCATATTGATTAATCATGCGATATGGCTATTCTAACTTTTGTAGAATATAGAAAATGTGTGTTAAATAAGAATGGCTTCAGTAGATCCAAAATACATGCCAAAAACTGTTACTGGCACAACCAGAGGGGAATTGCAAGGGTCATCTCCACAGGGCGGACGTAAAATTAATCCTCCTGTAGCTCCAACAATTGCTGGTGCTAGCTATGGTACTGGCAGTCAAAAATCAACTACTAATAGACCCCCACCACCAACAGCGTCTACTCCTATCCCCGACGCCGGAACCAACCCTCCCCGGTCAACCAACCCTCCCCCCGGAACACAAAAAGGATCTTTTGATTTTAAAAAAATCATGGATTCGTTTTATAATTACAAACCTAAGGAAGATGGTGATGCCACTGATTTGCAGAAGCAGGCATATCAAGGAAATATGGTTCAATCGATTCTTGATAGCCAATTAGCACAGCAGCTGGGTCAATACAATGCAGGCTTAGCTCAAGATAATATGACGCATCAAGCTGATCTTGAGCAACGTAATCAGACTGGCCTAATGGCTGAGGAGTTTAATTATGGAATGGCTGGAATGGATGCGCAGTTCAAGTACGGAGAACAAGGAGCCCAAAACCAACATGAACGTGATATCGGAATGCTATCGGCAACTGGTGAAGAGCAGCGGCTTAATCTTTCAGCACAAGGTGATCAAGATCGTCTGGGTCAAATCGTAAAGGGTGAACAAGATCGTATGACCAACGATCTAAATAACCAATCCTCCGAAGCAATTGCTTCTGGACGATATTCCGCTGATACAACAATTGCATCAACACAAGCCGATGCTAGTAAGTACGGATCTAAAGAAGCTGCCGACGCGAGTAAGTATGGTTCTCAGGCTAGTAAAGATGCAAGCATTTACGGTTCGGATCGATCGGCTCAATCGAGTATGTATGGATCTGACAAATCAGCTGAAGCAAGTATCTATGGATCTCAAGCAGCTAAAGATTCAAGTATCTTTGGTTCACAAGCATCAAAGGACGCAAGTACTTATGGATCTGATAAATCAGCTCAAGCTAGTATGTATGGATCTGACAGATCAGCTCAAGCCAGTATGTATGGAGCAGATAAATCTCTTGAAGGATCTAAATATGGTACAGATGGAGTTATCCGTAACACTCGTGCAACAGGAGATGAAACTCGTAAGACCATGGGTACTGAGCAACAGCTAAAAGCAAAAGAGCGAGCAGGGATGCATAAGTACGCACGTGGTACAGCGAGGGCTATGTAGTGTCAACCACGAAGGCTAAAACAGGTAAGGTCTATTTAAATACAGTTGACCAATGGTTGGATAATATCCCTGCTTCTGATAGTGAGGACTTCAAAGAATTTGCTGAGGTAACTCCATCCATCATTGAGATTTGGGTATATTCAGGAATCGTTGGATATGAAGGTACATTCAATGATCTTAGTCGATGGGTCAAAATGAAATATAAGAAGCTAGACCGCCGTGGAATCCTTAACAGTGAAATTAGTGCCCTTCATTCCGATATACAGGAACTTAGAATGGCTATTACCTCAGGAGAAATCAAAGGAGATAACGGTGCTGCCAGGTTGGCGGCCCTGGAAAAAGAGCTTCGTTCTCACATTGAAGTCTCCGAACGAATCAATAAGTCTACTGATAAACGCGGGCTCGTCTTGGCCGGTGCAGACAGAGTGATGCGTGAAATGACAAGTATTTTCAAAGATGATCCTCAATTTGCTGAACCCATTGAAAATGCTATAAATGCAGTATGGGCAAAAGTCTATAGTGAGGTTAGTAATGCATGATCTTAGTCTGCCAGAACTTCCTGGTTATATTCCTAGTGTTGATATTCAAGAGCTGCGTCGTCAGGAGTATTTAGATAACCGATTGCCATCGATGCCTGGTGTAAGTATTGAAAAGTACTTTATGACTGATAGGCAAGCAGAAGCAGCAGCATTGGCACAAGCTATTGGCATCGCATACGAAGAAGATAGACAGCGTGCAATTATTATGCGAGCAAAGATGAGAGCTGAAGAAAGAATTGCTCAAAGATATGCTGAGGGTGAATATTAAAAGCTAGACTGATAGAAAAGTATCAGTATGGCAATTGCAAGTTCTTCATTAGCATTTAAACGAGCTGCCTTGATGACAGCTACGAAGGTTACATCAAAACCCCCAACACCAGAGGTACTAAGAGCACGCGACGATTTCAAGGACTTTTGTGTAGCAATGGGAAAAGCTCCAGCACATCACATGTTGGAGTGGCATACGGAGTTATGTACCGGTAAAGATAGCGAGTGCCTACTTGGAATAGCGGGTCCTAATACTTCAATTTTGGCACCACGAGGATCAGCCAAAAGTACCGTGCTTGGTTTATTCGCAGCTTGGATGATTGGACGTCACACAGCTGCTAAAAAAATGTTGAGGATCTTGTATATCGCATATATGGTAGACATCAGTAGAGCCAAGTCTGCAACTATTAAAGGGATTCTTACTAGTAACAAGTACAGAGAAATCTTTCCAATGGTGAGATTAAGTAAAATAAAACGTTCGGATGAATATTGGTCAATTGATTATGATTTTGCGGGTATTGATACAGCAGGTGAAGAAGCTTTTACAATTGCGTGTGGTGGTCTCAAAGGTGCAATCACCTCTAAACGATCACAGCTGGTGCTTATTGATGACCCTATTAAATCTGCCGCTTCGATCAACAACCCAGACATTCGCCGTGAGATGGAGCAAACGTGGTCTAACGTTATCGCACCAACGATGTTCCAAGGTGCACGGGCTATCTGTTTGGGAACCCGCTTCCACTTTGACGATGTTCACGCAACTCTGTTTACTCCCAAGCACAACTGGAAACAGATAGTCCAAAAGGCTGTAATTACAGATGCTGAAGGTAGACAACGTTCATACTGGCCAGAATTCTGGTCTATGAAATATCTCAACGAAAGAAAGCTTGAAAACCGTACCGCATTTGCATATCAGTATTTGAATACAGCTGTCCGTAATACAGATGTAGGCATCTCACCTGAATTGATTGTTCGTTCTGAAGTGCCTGAAGACTATGACTGTCTTGGTGTAGGAATTGACTTGAGTGCAGGATTATCAGAAAAGAATGACTGGACTGTATTTACACTTGGTGGAATTAAAGAAGGCAAGATTTATTTAATTGATCAACGTCGTGAGCGGACCATGGGAAACATGGACAAGATGGACACGCTTTGTGAAATGCTTGCAGATTGGAACATCCTTGTAGAAAACGATGAAGGTCAGTTCTTTCCAACAATGTCACCTTGCATAATCTGGCCTGAAGCTGTTGCGTACCAAACTTCTTTTGAAGGTGACTTCAAACGAATCATGCATGAAAATCGTGCTCTATACAATCTGACAGTTTCTCCAGTCAAAGGTTTTAAGGGAGACAAATTAGCGAGATTACGCGGAGTTCTAGGTTTATATGAAAATCGAAGAGTTGTTTGGAACAAGTGGAGAAAGTGGAATGTACTTGAAGAAGAGCTCTTAAACTTTGGTCATTCACAACATGATGATGCTGTTGACAGTATGGTTTTAGTTATGGGTGGACTACTTAGAAGAGGTAGTTTACAAATTGACTACAATAGTGACAGCTTTAGTTTATAAAGAGGCATGTCAAAACTAAAAAAAAGAATGGCTGGGAAAAAGCTTGATGAACGTTTTGGTGAAGGGTTCACAGATCGCGTAAAAGGCGATGGAATGCAGGAACCTACTAAACAGGGTTATTCCAAACGAGAATTGCTTGCTGAATTTCGTGGACGTCCAGATGGTGTAAGTATCGATGAAGGTGAAGGAAACTTAGTTGATAAATACCAAGGTCTTGTAGACTCAGGCAAAAGATTCAATAATCAAGCTGAGGACTATCTAAAAAGCCATGGTGTGATTTTTAATCAGCCTGAAGAGATTGTTATCAAAGATGAGCCTGAAGAAATCGATCTTATTACTGATGAGCCTACAGTTGAATATACTCCAGCACCTGTAACATTTTCCTCAGCACCAATTCAATCAATCGTGAGTAGTGGAGACGGTGGAATGAATATTAACCAGGACAATGATATTAGTAATATGATCTACGGCAATGATAATAATGTTTCGAACTATCAAGATAATTCCATAGGCAATATTGGGGATGAATTATATGCCCAACGAAATCCCATGGATTTCAAAAATATGTTCATGAAAAATCTATTTAGCTGAGGACTGAACCATGGCAAGAAGGAATCAAGGTAAAGGAAACAAAGGCGGTGGAAACCGAGGTGGTGGAAACCGGGGTGGTGGAAACAAAGGTGGTGGAAATAGAGGTGGTGGAAATAGAGGTGGTGGAAACCGGGGTGGTGGAGGCGGTAGAAGTCAGCCTGCAGCACAGAGTGGAAGAGGTGGCAGCGGTAGAAGTCAGCCTGCATCCAGTCCTTCACCACAGCCAGCTCAAGCTAAAGCGCAAAGTCAGCTTAGAACTAAAGTCCAAGGACTCCGCGCTAAAGCCAGGGAAGCTACTAAATCTGGTAACGATACTCGTGCAAGCCAAATTCGTGCAAAGATTGGCAATAAGAGAATTAAAAATACACGTAATAAACTTGCTACAGCT